CTGATCCATAATTTTCTATTGTAATCCATCTGTTTCCTCCTAGTCTTTCATATAATAACTGCTTTCAAATCCGGCTCCCTTTAAGAGCAACCCCGGTGCCCAGCTGATTGGTTCCGCCATCAAGTCACAGATTTGTTCCACTGTTACTTCCATCGGCGCATCAATGATAACCTCGTCATGTACGTGGAATACGACCTGCAAGCCTAATTGCTCAATCCTTCTGAGGGTTTCAGCTAAACAGTCTCTTGCGATTGCCTGCACGATATTTTCCGTCATTTTTCCTCCATAAGTAGATGCCACTTCCCATTTTTTTGTCTGCTGTCCGACTGTATAATAATGGATTGCCATCTTCCCGAACTGATTTTCCTTTAAGAACGGTTTCGGATAAAAAAGTTTTCGCCCACTTGGCAATTGTACTGTCAGGAAGCTCTGTCCATACATCAGCTCTCCCTCATACCGGAAAATCAAACCGTTGATGCCCTGTGGCTGAGCCGTCTGCATCGTTGTAAGCGCTGCCTGTTCCACCGCATACCACAAATCTCGGATTCTCGGATTCGCATTTCTCCATCTCTGCACAATATCCGGAAGCTCCTCTTCTGCCAGTCCCATGTTCAATGCTCCCATCGCGATCAGCGCAGCTGTTCCTCCCTGGTATCCAAGCGCAAGTGTCGCAACCTTCCCTTTTTGTCTCAGACTGTACTCAGGGTTTCCTTTTACAATCTTTTCAATCGGTACATGGAACATCTGAGATGCTGTTGCTTCATAAATCTTTCCGTGAGTAGCAAATACTTCGTTTACCCACTGTTCCCCTGCAAGCCATGCGATCACGCGTGCCTCAATCGCAGAGAAATCGGCAACTACAAATTTATGTCCCTCCGATGGGATAAAGGCTGTTCTGATCAGTTGGGAAAGCGTGTCCGCAACATTTCCATACAAGAACCTTATCCCGTCATAATTCTTTTCCTTCACAAGTTGTCTTGCATAGTCCAATGTCTTCAAATAATTTCTCGGAAGATTCTGTAACTGCACAAGCCGTCCCGCCCATCTTCCGGTTCGATTCGCCCCATAATACTGTGTCAGACCGCGTACGCGCTCATCTGCACCCTTGGCCGTTTCCATCGCCACATATTTCTTAATGGATGTTTTCCCAAGCTGCTGCCGTATCTCGAGAACACGCCTTATTTCCTTTGGGAGGTCGTTTCTTTCCAAAAGTATGGAGACGTCTTCTTTTCGTAGTCCCGGAAGTTCCACATCCATCTCTAAGCTGTCTGAAAGTTCTTTTTCCACCCATGCTTTCAACTGTGCTGTACTATTTGGATTCTGCAGTCCTGTAATATTGATCGCCTCTTCTGTCAGCTCTGTACTGCTCACTCCGTCTATCGTCAGCGCCCCTTCAATCAGTTTCGAATCCACGCGCACACCAAAGGCGTTCATCCGGATATCCTGCTGCCATAACTCTTGTTCTTCTTCCGGAATCGGAAAATAACTCAGACGTTTTAATATTGCACGCTCTGTTACCACGTCCTGTTTGCAGTACTCCCTGAACAATTCCCATTTCTCCGGTGCATGTCTTGGGAGATTCCATATCCGATTTCCATTGCTCTTTGTCGGTTTGCATGGAACGCAGAAGTACCGGATCAATGCTTTTCCGGTTGTCAGTTTCTGCTTGTCCTGCGGAAGTCCGATTGCCTTTCCGGTCGCATCCAATCCGGCTGTGTAACCACAATACAGTCCATGTATCATAGTACATCTCCACTGTTCTAATGGTGTCTCATAACCGGCACGATTCAGGCAATACCATTCAAACGCTGCATTGTATGCATGTTTTACAACAGCCGCATCTTTCAGCATCAGCTGTACATTTTCCGGGATCTGCTCTCCCTGTGCCAAATCCACAAGCTCAACTTCTCCATCATCCATCTGATAAGCAAACAATAACACTTCAAAATCTTCTGACTGTGCATATCTGTACAATCCGGCTTTTCCGATATCCACGCTGCTCTTTGTTTCAATGTCTATACTCAAATGCCTTAACATCTGCGTCCCTCCTGTTACGAAAAGGGGCATACGCCCCTAAATATCCTACATTGGTAATCCGGTAATCGGATTTATTGTAGGTTGTGTCTGCTGATATTGCTGCGTTGCTTGCGCTGCAGTCTGCTGAGGTGCAGGCGCTCCAAAAGCTTGTGAAGCTGTCGGTGCACTTCCTCCCAGCGCTTCTCCGTCTGCAAGTTTCTGCACCGGTCCAAGCCCGCACCCGATTCCTTTCTTTCCGCCAAATGCATACGGGAAGAAATTCACATTTACTCTTGCATAAATACCACTGTAAATCTCTGACTGATTGATGATCGGATTTAGATTCGCATCTACAACTTCCGGTGGATAGTCTGCTTTTGCACTCGCAGTGAATACCCAGTGTCCTTTACACTCCGGACCAAAAGCCATCCCGTCTGATGGTCTCACGCCATCACCGTCGTATACCGGAGTCGGAACGATCGGAGGACACACTCCGTTCCATTTATCCGAAATTCCTTTCTGCTTAGCAGCTTCAATTGCTGCATTGATCCGGTTCATCGTATCCATATCTGTCTTTGGTACCAGGATGGTTACCTGAAATTTTTCTTCCTGTCCAGGTTGATACGCGTATGGTTTGAATACATGTACATATGATAATCTTACTTTTCCTGTTGTTACGTTTGTTAAATTTTCCATGATTATTGCTCCTCCTGAAATGCCTTTTCGGCTGTGATTTTATTTGTGATTGCTTCTCGCTTATCGGATTCCTTCACAAGGGTTGGCTTGCCCGGATTCTTTACGACCATACTGCCGACCATCTCCGCGAAATCTTTCTTCCCGATTGTTTTTTCTACCTGTGCAAGTGTTAATGCTTTCTTTTCGTACAGAATTTCTTCTGCAATTCCTTTTTCCTTCAACGCTTCAAACGCTGCATCCATATCAGTCCAGTCGCGTGAACCCCTTCCTTCTACTGCCTTCCATCCAGGAACCTCATGTCCAGCAAGGCATTCTTTCAATGCATGTTCTTTTAAGTCTGAAAGCCATTTAGCCACATCTTCTCCGTAGGCGAGATATTTCCCCATTTCCTCGTTACTGATCAGCGGCGGAAGTTTTCCTTTATCCGGATTAAAAGCCAGCTTTACGTTTTCTTCTGCCCTTGCCCTGCACTGTGCTTTTGCCCTGCAGAACCGACACTGTTTTTCTCCGGGGCAGAACTCTCCCTCTCCATTGATTGCCAGTTTCGCACGATCCTTTACATATTCTGCAAATTCAAGTAATTCCCCTAATGGACATTCCCATTCTGAAATACTGTCTAATCTAGGCTGTATGATCACAAGATGGATGCTCTGAATGTCGTATAAAAAACTGTATGCCTGATATGCACCGAGCGCATACAACATCATCTGTGGATTTTCTTCTGCGCTGACTGGCACCCCTTTTCCATACTTGAGGTCAATTACGTGCAACGTATTACCACTTAACAGGATGCAGTCTGCAGTTCCAAATCCATCCGGAACATACTGACTAAAATCCACCCTCTTTTCAATCGCCGAATAAGGCTCTGCTGGAAATGAAAGCGCAAGCGTTTTAATGTAATCCTTATAGATTTCTGTATAACCGTCCATTTCATCCTGCCACAACTCTTCGGTTTTCAGCTTTTTAACCTCTGCGTTATATTTCCGTTTTCCAAACTCTTTTGTCTGAAAATAATGTCTCAGTTTCATCTCGGCCAGTTCATGCGCCAGAGTTCCTTCTCTAGCCGCGTCTGATGTGGTATCCGGAAACTGTTCTTCCAGTCTTGCACTCGGAGTGCACAGGAGCCATCGATGTGCTCCCGATGCACTTAAGACCGCATGTGTTCTCTCCTGATGATTCATTAGATCTGCGCCCCCATTCCGCGAAGTCCAGTTGCAAAGTTCCCATAATGTTCCGGTGAAAGCTCCATCAAAGATGCTACTCCGAAGCTTTGGATCAGCTGCATAAGCTGCGCCTGCATCCCCTTGTCCATCAGCTGCATGGCTGCCTTAGACAGATCATCTCTTGTATACGTCGGTTCAGATGTCGGTACTGGCTGTGCTGATGCTTGTACTGGTACTGAAGGAGTTGGTACGGCCCCCGTTGTGTTCTGCTGTGGAACGGATGCATTCCCCAAAGGAACTTCTTCCGTACTCAGCTGTTCGTGTACGGCTTGTCCGACAGCTGCCTCGTCCATTTGTACAGATTTTCCTCCCATTGCAACTGCCAGCTGCATAAGTGCCTCTGATAATTCTTTTAATCCTGGTACATTGATTGTTACTTCTAAACTCATTTTCGTTTCCTCTCTTTCTTATATGTATGGTTAATTGTTACTATTTCTCTCTGCTAAAAATTTGTCAAAAAGTACATCTCCAGCGTTTCCCTCAAATTCCTCACTTGATAACTTACTTAAAAATGCCAAAGAATCAATAAATGAATCTGCCTCCGCCTTACTCATTGTTCTAGAAATTGATGCGTGAAAATTTTTCAAAATCTCAAGTGTTTCACACCAAATAGTCTCCAAGTCACCGGATATCTTTAACTTCATTGCTTCATTTTTTTTTGTATTCTGCTTTAATCATTTGACTTTTCCCTCCAATATGTTATATTTAACTTGATTTAATCTTTGAGTACCCGAGCTTGCCGGCTCATGTGGGTGCTCTTTCTTATAGTAAAATTGATGCTGCTGTAATTTCTCCAGCTAAAAAGCCGAGCATTGTGAGTATTACCATGCATGCGCCGGTCATCACTCTTCGAAAAATTATCTCGTCACGAATATCTTTCTTAAGCAACTGATTCTTCAATCTTCTCTGTCTTAACACATCCGAGCGTTCGAACTGCATTACCTTAATCTCGTTCATTTACACACCTCCTACCAAAATTATCTGCCCTACAATCCCGACGACAATTATCGCCAGT